TGTATATTTTATTGATAACTACTGTTACATTGTAACACTAGACCACGGTATACAGCCATTCAAACTCTACGATTGCCAAAAAGAAAAGATTAAATTAATCCATGATAACCGAAAGGTTATTCTTATGGAAGGTCGTCAGCAAGGTAAAACAACCTCAGCTGCTGCCTATATTCTTTGGTATACATTATTTCAAGATTCTAAAACTGTAGCCGTTCTTGCTAACAAAGCATCAACTGCTCGTGAGATTATGTCACGGTATCAGTTAATGTTTGAGCATTTACCAGCATGGATGCAACAAGGTATTAAGACATGGAACAAAGGTGACATTGAACTAGAAAATGGTTCAATTGTCTTTACTGCTGCTACAACTGCTGCTGGCATTCGTGGTAAATCCGTTAACTTATTGTATATTGACGAAGCCGCAATCATTCCAAATACTGTTGCTGATGCTTTTTTTACTGCGGTATATCCAGTTATCTCTGCCGGTCAGACAACAAAGATTCTGATTACCTCAACACCACTTGGTTATAATCACTTTTGGAAATTTTGGAATGATGCGGTTAATGGCAACAATGACTTTGTGCCAATGTTTATTCCATATTCTCAGATTCCAGGCAGAGATGAGAAGTGGGCTTTAGAACAACGCAGACAACTAGGTGACTTAAAATACAACCAGGAAGTTCTATGCAAGTTCCTAGGTTCGTCCCTTACATTAATCAACTCGGACGCTATCGAATATATGTCGACCTGTCCAACAGTCTATTCTAAAGATGGGTTGGATTTGTATGATTATCCAGTTAAGGGTGAGAGAAACGACAATGAGGAACTAATCAAGAAGCCTCATAGTTATGTTATTGTTGCCGATACTGCCAAAGGAGTTGGCGGTGACTACTCGGCATTTGTTATTATAGATATTACAGAGGTACCTTATAAGTTAGTTGGTAAGTATAGGGACAACAAGATTGCGCCTATGCTATATCCAAGTATTATACATAAGGTAGCTAAAGACTATAATATGGCCTATGTTTTGATTGAGATTAATTCATCAGAACAGGTTGCACATATTATGCACAACGAACTAGAATACGAAAACATTGTTTTTGTAAATAGAAACACCAAGAGTGGCCAGGTAGTATCTGGTGGTTTTGGTGGTGGTAAGACACAGTTGGGTGTTCAAACCGATAAAAGAGTGAAACGAATTGGTTGTTTTACTTTTAAAGCCTTGGTAGAAGAAAGAAAACTTTTGATTACCGATGCTGACACCATTTCAGAAATATCAACCTTTATTCAAGTAAGGGATAGTTATGAGGCTGATGATGGTTACCATGATGACTTAGTAATGCCGTTGGTTTTGTTTAGTTGGTTAACAACAAACCCCTACTTTAAGGAGTTGAACAATGTCAATTTGCGTGAAGCAATGTACCAAGAAAGAATAAAACAAATCGAAGATGAAGTGGTTCCGTTTGGATTTGTATTGACAGGAACCGAAGAAGAATATGATGTAGATTCTGGTGATGTATGGCGGCAAGATAGAGGAGATTCAGATAAACCTCAACTTCCAGCTGGTTACCTAACCTCAAATCTATAAAAAACTAAATAGTCTATAAAGAAAAAATTGACCCGTAAACTAAGGAGAAATCCATGGCATTTCAGCTATCACCAGGGGTAAATGTATCAGAAATCGACCTGACTACAATTGTCCCTTCAGTCGCTACTTCAATTGGTGGCATCGCTGGAAATTTCAACTGGGGTCCAGTAAATGAAGTCGTTACCATTTCTGACGAGATTCGTCTTGTCAATCGTTTTGGTAAACCAGACTCTACAAATTATGAAAACTGGTTCCCAGCTGCAAACTTCCTTGCATATTCAAATAATTTAAAAATTGTTCGAGCTGCAAACACAACCTCTACTCTTAATGCTACTGCTAACGCATCTGGTATTTTGATTAAAAATAATGATGATTACATAGCAAATCGTGAAACTGCAACTAACACAACATACGGTCCATATGCGGCTAAGTATGCTGGTGTTTTAGGAAACACTTTGCGTGTTTCTATTTGCCCATCATCACAAGCTTATTCATCTAACTTGACTGTTACCAACACAACTGTTGTAACTTCAAACGGCACAAGTAATACTTCTGTTACAGTTACAGGTTCTCCTGTTGCTAACTTGTATATTGGTGACCTTGTTTCTTTTGACGGCGGTGTATCATACACTCGCACAACCAATGTTTCTTCAAGTTTCATCAATGTGGCATCTGCCGTTGCTGTTACTGCTGGCGCTGCTGTATTGCGTAAATGGCAATATGCAGACCAGTTTGGTGTTGCTCCCGGCACATCATCTTATGCTACTAGTGTTAATGGTTCTGGAGATGAATGCCATGTTATTGTTGTTGACGAAGATGGTCAATTCTCAGGTGCTGCTAATACAGTATTAGAAAAGTTTGCTTTTGCTTCTAAAGCATCTGATGCTATTAGTGATAGTGGTGATACAAATTACTACAAAACAGTTATCAATAGCCAATCACAATACATTTGGTGGTTAGGTCATCAGCCTGGTGCTACAAATTGGGGCAATACTGCTTCTGGAATAACATTCACAAATGTTAATACTCCATTTACAGCATCATTAGGTGCTGGTGCAGATGGTACAATTGGTAACTCTGAAATTATTACTGCATATGGTTACTTTGCTAATGCTGATGTTGTAGATGTTTCCTTGTTAATCTCTGGTTCAGGCAATGCTACTGTTGCAACAAGTTTAATTTCTACTGCTGAATCTCGCAAAGATTTGTTAGTATTCTTGTCACCAACTAAAGCATCTGTTGTTAATAATGCTAACGCAGAAGCAACTGCAATTCTTGCTTATCGCAATAGTTTGACCAGTTCTTCATACGCTGTATTAGATTCTGGTTACAAATATCAGTTTGACAAATACAATAATGTATATCGTTGGGTTCCATTAAATGGTGATATTGCAGGCACTTGTGCTCGCACAGACCTTGAGCGTGATCCATGGTATTCACCAGGTGGTTTAAGCCGTGGTGTTATCAAGAATGTAATCAAATTGGCATACAATCCAAACAAAACTGACCGTGATAACCTCTATGTTCAAGGTATAAATCCTGTTGTAACATTCCAAGGTGAAGGCACAATTCTTTACGGTGACAAAACCATGTTGGCAAAACCATCTGCGTTTGACCGTATCAATGTTCGCCGTCTGTTTATTGTGTTAGAGAAATCAATCGCTAAGGCTGCTCGTTCAACCTTGTTTGAATTCAATGACCAATTCACTCGTGCTCAGTTTGTAAACTTAGTAGAACCATTCTTGCGTGATGTTCAAGGACGCCGTGGTATTACCGACTTCCGTGTAGTTTGCGATACAACAAACAACACAGCTGAAGTTATTGATGGTAACCGTTTTGTAGGCGATATCTACATCAAACCAGCTCGTTCAATCAACTTTATCCAACTTAACTTTGTGGCAGTTCGCACAGGTGTAAGTTTCGATGAAATTGTTGGCCGGTTCTAATAAATAGAGAGATAGGAGAAAACAATGGCTTTTAATGTAAACGAATTCCGCTCTCAGATGACTGGAGACGGTGCTCGCCCAAATCTATTTGAGGTGAGTATGCCGTTTCCTAGTTTTTCGAATCCAGGAAATGCACAACAAAAATTAACCTTTATGTGTAAAACCGCTCAGTTGCCAGGTGCAACTATCGGTGTTGTACCTGTTCAATACTTTGGCCGTGAGTTAAAGTTTGCAGGCAACCGCACATTCCAAGATTGGACAATTACTGTTATTAACGATGAAGATTTCGTTGTTCGTAACGCATTTGAAAGATGGTTAAACGGTATCAACAGCCACAGTCTAAACGTTCGCAATCCAGCTGCAACATCACCATTTGGCTACACAGTAGATGGTGAAGTTAAGCAATTTGCAAAAAGCGGTGACACATTGAAAAAGTATAAGTTCTTGGGTTTATTCCCATCTGACTTAGCACCAATTGATGTTGATTGGGGTTCAAATGATACAATTGAAGAATTTACTGTAACTTTGTCCTACCAATGGTGGGAATCTGTCGAAGACGGTGTGGTGTAATAAAGAAAGGCTTAACGGCCTTTCTTTACTCTTTAGGATGATAAATTTATGGCGGTAAAACTCTTTGGCTTCACCTTAGGTAAAAAAGATATTGTTCAGGTAGAAAAACCTGAACAAGCTTCTTTCGCACTTCCAACCGAGACCATTGATGATGGTGCGGTTACTATTACACAAAATGCTCACTATGGTACATATGTTGACCTAGAGGGTTCTGTTCGTAATGAGATGGAACTTATCACGAGATATCGTGAAATGGCAAACCATCCAGAATGTGATATGGCAATTGATGAAATTGTTAATGAAGCAATCACACATGATACAGATGGTAAAGTTATGGATATCAACCTTGATAATCTAAAACAACCAGAAGCAATTAAGAAAAAAATTATTGAAGAATTTAATAACATTCAAAAGATGTTAAACTTCAGTAATCTTGCTGATGACCTATTCAAACGATGGTACATTGATGGTCGCATTTACTACCATGTTGTGGTAAATGATAAAGACCCTAAGAAAGGTATTCAAGAGCTTCGATATATTGACCCACGCAAGATTCGTAAGGTGCGTGAGATTTCAAAAGACCGTGATCCTAAAACGGGCGCTCAAGTTATTCGTTCCATGGCAGAATACTATGTGTATAATGACCGTGGTACAACTACACAAACATTTACCTCATCGGTAAATCAAGGTTTAAGAATTGCACCAGAAGCCGTTATTAATGTTAACTCTGGCTTAATGGATGCAAAAAACACATTTGTAATTTCATTTCTTCACAAAGCAATTAAAGCACTCAATCAATTAAGAATGATTGAAGATGCTGTTGTGATTTATCGTTTATCACGAGCACCAGAACGCCGTATATTTTATATTGATGTTGGTAATTTACCAAAAGGTAAAGCCGAACAATATATGAAGTCTATTATGACACAGTATCGTAACAAGTTAGTTTACGATGCTAATACAGGTGAGTTGCGTGATGAGCGTAAACACTTGTCTATGCTTGAAGATTT